ATCTTCACCGATGCTCTGGGGTTATGAAACCTTCACTGGTGGATGGCTCCGACTCAACTCCGCCCTATTCAATGGTCTAATCCGCAATTCGTTCCTCACAATCGACTGGAAACGTTTTGACAAACGCGCATACTTTACCCTCATTCACAGAATCATGGCAATAGTTCGCACATTCCTTGACTTCAATCATGGCTATCTGCCCAACCAACTCTATCCTGACACGTCCTCCGACTGGTCTAGCGATAAGGCGCAGAAGTTAGAATACCTATTCTTGTGGACACTTCTCAACCTGTTCACAGCACCAATCGTCCTCCCCGACGGTCGGATGTTTCGAAGACGCTTCGCCGGAATCCCATCTGGCCTGTACATCACACAGCTCCTCGACTCTTGGTATAACTACACCATGTTAGCTACTATCCTTTCTGCTCTCGGCATGGACCCGAAGAGCTGCATCATCAAAGTCCAAGGCGATGACTCAATCATTCGCTTAGGCATTCTGATACCCCCTCAGTCTCACGATGAATTTTTGCTCAAATTGCAAGAACTCGCCGACTACTACTTCAAAGCCGTCATCTCAACCGACAAATCTGAGATCGGCAACTCCCTCAACGGGCGCGAAGTCCTAAGTTATCGGAACATGAATGGTCTCCCATTCCGTGACGAAATCCAGATGCTTGCACAGTTCTACCATACCAAAGCGAAAGATCCCAAACCGGAGATAACCATGGCACAAGCCATTGGTTTCGCCTACGCCGCCTGTGGCAACAACAGACGCGTTCACGCCGTACTTGAAGATATCTATCTTTACTACGCGCGACAAGGCTACACTCCCAATCCCGCTGGTTTGACTGTCACTTTTGGTGACTCACCTGACCTTCCAATGCTCCCTTTCAACTTAGATCGTTTCCCGACAATCGAAGAAGTTCGAGCGTATTTCCTGCACTACTCGTACCGCAACACAGAGCAAGACAGCCGCACCTGGCCGTCCTACTTTGTCTACCCTCCTTGCGCACGACCCTGAGCTTGAGATATTTTTTTTTTTTTTAAAAAATTATATATAAAAATTTATAATGCACGGTGTGGGGCACAAGGGGAGAAAAAAAAGGAGGGCGCACAGGCGCGGGTGTCTGCCGGGTGGGTAGAGTCAG